AGTGTTTCCGTCTTGAGAGATGTTATTAGAAGAATAGGGACTAATCCAAAAGTCTACTATGTCGCAGACATCTATTAATCTAATGTATACATTGACATCTGTTTGAGCAATTAATGCTAAGGCTGAGTCTACCTTTAAATCCCAACCATCCCCTGCCTTCATCACCTTAATCTGAGAAAAGCAGGGAATAGAAAGAATTAGAAAAAGACTAATTAGTACAGATTTCATAATCTTCTACTAGATAGATTCTTTTTGCTTTATGTTTTAATTTCTTACATTCTCTGATATTAGAAGCAGCCACTCCTACAAACTTTGCAGCTTCTTTAGAGTTTAAGAAGATGTGGGTTTCTCCTGTAATAGTGTTAGTTAACTTAAGATTTTTTTTACTATTAGAAATACTTTGTTTTATAAGATATTCTTCTGTCTGTAGTTTTCCTCCATAATTAGGATTGTTACTACCAGAAGAAGATTCTGATATCTTACTTAAAGACTCTGTAGAGTGTCTCTTTCCATAGAACGCATTGTTTATTCCTATAGCTTTTAAAGACATAAGTTGTTTTGTACCTAATGACAAAACTTTTTTCTTTTCATGCGTAGGGGTTAGATAACAGTTTAAACCATTCTCTACACTACAAAAGTGTTCTTGATAGTATCTTTCTCTTTCTAATAGATTTTCACTAGAACAAAATTCTAGTATTTCAATCTTGTGTAAGTCAACACCATGCTTTACCAAAGAATTATAAATAGCTCTTTGTTTCTTAACTCTATTTGGGGTTAAGTAGTAACTACAACGTATACGCAAGTTAACAGCCTCACCTACATAGATTTTGCCTGTAGGAGAAGTTATCTTGTATATACCTGAGGTACTAGGAAACCCCAAAATAGAATCATGCATATTATTTAATGTCTTCTGATTTAATCAAAGTGTAGGTAAAAGAATCTCCCTGTAATTTAGCACCTTTCTCGCAGATTGCAAGAAATTTATCAAAATCAGCAATCTTTTTAAACACCTGGCAACCATGTGACCAGTCGCCAACTTGCTGACTATCAACTCCTGCTTTGTGAATGTTGATACCAAATACACCAGTCTCAGTTTTATCTTCTTGGTATACTCCGTCTTTAGTATAGTCACGGAATACAGTAAGAGGAGCTTTCTGCTTAAGACACTTGTATTTACCTTGGTGAAGACCTACACCATGTGATCCTGGATATTGTCCTGGTTTAACACGAGCAGTTCCACCACCGTTATCTGTGGTACAAGGCCAGATATGGAACTTCCATTCTCCGCCTTCTTTATAGCTCAAAGTCATCCAATCATCAAATGCATTGGTAACTTTTTGTCCTGTAGCACTATTACGAATACCAATTACATTGATATTAAATTCTCCGTTCTCGAAGTATTTGTGCCCTTTAGCTTTAACAGCTGCTTCGATTTGTTCTCTAGTAAAACTCATAGTATTTTATATTTTAGTTTATAGTTTATAGTTTATAGTAAATTAATCTTCGCTAGGTGCTTCTGGCTTCTTCATAATCTTCTCAACAGAAGTCAAACCTAAACAACCAAAAGCCAACAAAGCAACTGCATCCACCAAAGGAACAGAAGGAGCAAAGTGAGCTTCGGTAAAAGAGTTAGCGTACAATGTAGCGCATAGTGTAACTGTGCATGCTAATCCGCACAATCGTTTCATGGAGACAACACCCTTCTCATCTTTGAAGAGTCCGCCAATAAAGTTTAATAGTTTCATATGTTACCTTTTTTATTCTTTAAGAATTTAATAATGTCTTCTATGACCCACTTAGAAAGTAGGACAGTGAGAAAAACAGTTAAACTCACCAATACAGTAATATCTGAGAAAATGTTCAAAGCAACTTCGGACTTTCATAGATAGTAGAGGTGAGAAAAGGTTGGTTATGGGCAAAGATAAAACTTTAAAAAAATAAGTCAACTGCTTAACTATAAAACAAAAAACCCCCAGATTTCTCTGAGGGTCTTAATAAATTACTTAATGTTAATTAAAGTACTTCTGCTTGCGTAAAGGGAACAACAGGGGTCTCATCAGACTCAGTAGCAATGTGCTCATAAGTCTCCAAGTTGATTTGACCTTTACCGTAGGTCTCTTCAATCTTCTTAAAGAATTCGGTTTGTTCTTTGTTTACTTCTTTCATTATGTCCATTACTTGAGCTTTTACAGACTCAAGATCAGACAATTGAAGTTCAATTTTACCCAAGTCCATAATTACGTTCTGGGTTTTCTGTTGGAAGCCTTTGATTGCTTCGATTTCTTGTTGGTTTAATTTAGTTGCCATAGTATCTTTAATATAAATTTAGTTGGTTTATGCAAATATAATTCCTTTTGATAGATTAATGACAAATTGTCTAAACAATTAAGCTTTTTCTAAGCCCAATTCTTCGATAGACCAATCAGCAATTACTGAATCATCAGTACCCCAAGTAGATACAATTGCTTCAGGAACGCTTAAGTTACCTTCTGTCAAAGTGGCACCTACGCTTACTACTTCAACTCCTTCAGAGTCAGTAGAGGTAGATTCAGCTTTGATAGCCCAGTACAAAGAGATGCTACTAGGAAAAAGAGAGAAAGAAAGAACTGTTAAGTCCAAGTACTCGCCAGCACCTTTACCAGGTACGTTAACGGATTTAATTTTTGTTGCCATAGGTATAAAAGAATTATATAATATTTATTTTACAGTTTAAATTTATAAAAATAAGTCAAGCACTAATTACACCAAAAGAAAGGTCAGCATAATGACTGACGCAATTATCAAAGCGATCCAACTACGACCGCTTAGTTTCACAAAGTGATGATTTCTACCTGTGTTGGATAAATCAAATCCAAAGCATTGAATACTGCGTTCACCAAAAGCACTTCGGCTGATTTGGTTTCGTAATCCGCAACACTCAACTCCAACCCTGAGAAAGTAGTGTTAAAATCCTCAATCCCTTGAATCGGTGCTTTGCCTTCTGCCAATGCTTGTACACTTGCAAAAACAAAGGTTGCGATTTGGGCGGGGATGATTCCGTCTTTTTGACTTTTTACATCTGCGTAACCTTCTGCGATTACAACGATTGAACCCGATGGGATTGATAAACCGCTTGTAAGGTTTACGCTTGTATTGATTTGAATTGCTTTCATATATTTACAAAATTAAGTGTTTTACGCTAAAAGGATTTTTTGTGCTACCCCGTTAATTATTACATCCCAAGTTTTTGTTTGTAATGCGGTTGCAGTTGTTACTGCACCTGCGTTTGTTCCTGTACTACCGAACACACATTGGTTTGCTGCGGTTGCAGTTGCGTCTTTACCAAGAATTACGCTTCCACTAAAATTACCGCTTTGACAATTTTCGCCAATAGCGGTATTTGAATTTCCTGTAGTGTTGTTTGACAATGCTTGTCTGCCTACTGCGGTATTAAAAGCACCCGTAGTTGAAGTTAACGCCGCATAACCTAATCCTGTATTTCTTGAACCTGCCGCACCTGCTAACGCCTGATAACCTAATGCTGTAGTTTGAGTTCCTGTGGTAATATTAAGTCCTGCTTGATAACCTACTGCGGTATTTTCACCTCCCGTACTTAAAAGCAAAGATTGATAACCAATTGCGGTTACACCCGTGCCTGTGGAGTTGGCTTTTGCGGCTTCATAACCAACTGCCGTATTATTCTCACCTGCGTTATTAAACAACGATGAATGACCGATTGCCGTACTTTTCGCACCTCCGCCTTGTCTTAGCGCCTGATAACCAATAGCGGTAATTCCCGAACCAAAAACATTGGAAAACGCTGCCTCATAACCTACCGCCACATTGCTTGTTCCATTTTGGTTTGAATTCATACTACTAAATCCAAATGCAGTATTATAAACGCCTGTGTTGTTTGCATTTAAAGAAGATTGACCCATTGCAGTATTGCCCGAACCCGTGCTATTGGCAATTAAAGCCAATCTACCAAATGCCGTGTTTGATGCTATTGCGTTTTTCCCTAAATTGTAAACGCTGCCATCATCAGTTACTTGCAAACTTGCAACTCCGCTACTATTCTGTACCAAAAGCGATGTAGTGGCGGATGTTGAGCCACTGCCACGAACTTGTAAACGAGCGGTAGGTGCTGATTGTTGACCAATGTATACACCTTCGGGGTAAAGTCTACCACCGCCTGACCCTTGATAGTTAGCCCATTGCATTGCATATGTACCAACACCCGAACCCGCATTTAATAACATACCAAATCCACCCGCATTTGTATTTCGTAACCGAGCAAATACATCACCATTGATATTTTGCGAAACATCTAATCCACAAAGTGGCGAATTAGTCCCAACTCCCAACCTATTATTGGTATCATCCCAAAAGAAGTTAGCGGCATCACTTGAAAATGCAGAGCCATCGCTGAACTGAATTGCACCTGCGACTCCGCTTGGGTTTGCTGCGATTGTTATGTTGCCACTTCCCAACAAACTTGTTGAGTTTATTGTCTTGATATTCGTTCCCGAAACAAGTGAATCTTGTTTGGTAGCAAGAGCCGTAAGAGCAGGAAGAGAGATAGGAAGGTTGTCTAGCTTTACCTTCTTAGTTAGGTCGTTAGCTATATCTACTGTTACAAGTAAGTCGTTACCTGTTGGAGCAATTAACTCTGGAAAGTCTGTTATTCTCATTTAGTTTAGTTTTTAATTATACTTTAATTATACTTTAGTTGTACTTTAGTTACACTTAAGCAGTATAGGTTCTAGTGTATGATGTTATGGCTGCTCCTTTAGCAAGAATAGGCATTAGATTAGTTCTGTTGTAGAAGCTACTTGTTAGGCTTTTTCCTGAAGAGTCACTTATAGGTACTCTAGCCTCGTAAGTATATGTAGGCATTTCTATAGGTTGGTAGCTTTGAGTTTGGATAGATTCGTTACTTTGGCTCTTCAAGGAGACAAAGGATGGGCCAGATTGGCTTTCTATAGTAACCTCTTCGTAGGTTCCTTGTGTAGTTATAGTTAAGAAAGCCTGACTCTGTAATTCTCCTTCAGCATAGTTTCTTATTGCTTCTTCTACGTATTCTGCTTGTGTGTAGGTACCTTCAAATAAAACTGTGTTTAATGGAAGAGAGTTATTTGCTAAGAGATTAGATTCTATGTAGATCTCTACAAATAGTTCAAAATCTTTGGGGTTTCTTATTTTATTTCCTGTCTTAACTTTAAGTTTAGTTTTAGTGCTATCTAAAGTTATTTGAGGATGAAAACTGCCTATTAAAGTAAACTTCAACCTACTTAAGTCTGCATTGTTTAAATAAACAGACTTAGGTTTATCTTTTATTACAAGAGACAGTAGGTTTTCTAGAAAATTATTAGATATAGTATATCTAGTAGACATTAGTAGAGATCAATACGTATTATTACAAAGATATAAAAATGCAAAATAAAGTCAAGGGAAGTGCATAGATGGGTAGCAGAAGATAGTAACTCTTACTACTATGATCTTACTTCTGAAACCTCAGATAATCTGTAGTACCTGGATCTTCGTTCTTGAAATAATAGACTTCCTTTACTTTACCGTACTTGATAGTCTTTAAAAATCCATCAGGGATAGTAGCTCCTGTTGGTAATCTTAAGCTAGTTTTAGAGTAGACCATCTTGATCTCTACCTCAACACTCTGACTCTTAGAAAGCTCTCTTTCTCTTACTTCTAATAGTCTCCAAGCTCCTCTGTTTAACTTCTCGTGCTGAAGAACACAGTTAAGGTAAGAAAAGGTTTGCCATAAGGTAGGTCTATCACAGTTAAAATCAGCTGCTGGAGCACAATGTCCCTTATCCCATACATTTCCTTCATAGTCTTTTCCGTCTGAAGTCTTAATAGAGTCGTTAGTGTAGAAGTCCATTCCCTTTCTAGGATAAGAACCCAAGGGACATTGGACAATGTACCAAACTCGCTTAGGCTGTTGTAAGATCTCTGAGTAAACACAAGAGTATATAGGAGTCTTTACAAAGACAGAGTCTCTCTGAGAGTAACTAGTACCTAGTACTAGAAAACTTAAAATAAAAAGTAATTGTTTCATTGTTTAATTTTTTAGTTGTTTCATTGTTTAATTAAAAGTGTTTCTGTCTTTCTTAGCAAACGCTTGATCTATAAAAAAAGTTAGACCAAACATAATAATAATAGTCATTGCTGCATTAAAGACGCTTACAACATACATCTCTGCTTCTTTAGAAGTTTCTACTACTGATAGTAACGTGGATAAAATTAGTGTCATTTTTTTGAGTCTTTTGAATCTTTTGAATCTTTGGAGTCTTTTGAATCTGTCATGTGTTTAACTCCCATTATTGTTCCGATAATAGAAAAACAGTTGGTTAGAATAATACCAAACATATTACTCCAGGTACTCTCGATGATCTTAGAGTCTAGTCCTCTGCTTAGTACGAAAAGATAAAGTACAGTAGTAAGTATACAAACAGCACCTACAGCTCCCAAAGCTACCTTTACTATCAAACCAATAAGCTCAAACTGGGTTTTTTTCTGAAGTGTTTCTAAATCATCAACTGCCAATTCTCTCAACTTCTCAGACTCAGACAAAGCCTGCTTTAGTTCAAGCATTAGTTTTTCTTTCTCTGCTTGGCTCTCTATTAGGTCTTTGTTCTGAGACTGTACTTGCTTGGTTACTTCTAGTCTTTTTCTTCGAGTGTCTTGGTCTTTGGTCTTAGCCTCGTCTAAGTAGTCTTGAAAGTTTTTATCCTGAGTTTTTACTACCTTAAGTAAGTTTCCCTCTAATGCAATCTTCTTAGATTTGTAGAGGGAGACAAGAGAGCTTTCAATATCTTTACCAAAGGATATCACTTACTTATATACTTTAAAGGAAGCAGTTTTATTCTTATACCCCTCATAGTCCTTACGAAAAGATTCTAGTCTAGGTTCAATCTCATCTGACTTGATGATCCAGAACTGAGCACCTACAGCTTTTGCTTTTTCTATTTCTTGTTTATCATCAGAACTAGAAATAATCCCTATCACCACTCCGTTGCCGTACTCAAAGTTAATCTTACGAATCAACTCTATGCCGTCAAAAGAAGAACCAATAATATTAAGGTCTACAAAAACGCATTCAGGTCTTTCATCTGCAGGTCCTTCAACAAACCATCTCTTAAACAATCTATCAGCTTCATCAGAAGAAGTTAGAGTTTGCAGAGAAAGAGTAATGTCTAATAAGCTACAAGAATCCTCAAACACTAAGTGAAAAAGGTCTTCGTCATCTACGAGTAATATTGAGTCTATCATATTTTGTTTATTTTACTTTTATCTTAAGTTTAGTTCCTGTTTCTGGTTCTTCTAGTTTCTCAGCTGTTACTTCAAACTTATGTTCTTCCATAATAGCTGTACATATGTTTAACCCTAGTCCTGTACCTGCCTCTGTCTGACCTTCTTTCCTCTTATAAGGCTTAGACCACTGTACAAAATCTTCCTGAGACATTCCCCTTCCATTATCTTCAATAACTAAAAAATCTCCTTCAGCAAAGATACGTACTAACTTAGTACCTGAATCGTTGTACTTGAGTCCGTTCCTAATAAGGTTGTCTACAGCTGTACAAAACAAAGACTCGTTAACTTCA